GATCTGCTTGTGCATCAGCCCCATGTGGCCAGTGTCGCCGCCGCCACGATACGACTCCATGAACGCGAATGCGGCCTTGCGGATCTCGTCGGCGCTCTCGGTATCGCCCTGGGTGTCGACTTCGTCTGGCTCCATCGCGACGCCCAGCACGTAGCGCTCCTCATCGGCGTCCTTGCCCTTCGCCAGCAGCACGCGCTTGAACACGTGCGCGGCCGGCGTCGCTTCCGACACCCGCTCGTCCATCTTGCGAATGCCGGCAACGAACGCCTCCGCCACCATCTCGCGCAGCCTCTCCGGTGGCGCCGCCTCGAGCGCCGTGCGAAGCTCGCCCCCAACCGCGAGCGTGATGTTCACCTCGACGGGCTGCGGCGTCTCGGCGACCGCCGACGCGGCGGCCTTCTGGATGCTGGCCCGAAATCGTCGCGAGCGCCGCATGTTACCGTCGCGCGTTGAGGTCGACCGGCCACACCACGGGCGCCGGGGCGGACGGCTGCTCGGGCGCCGGCTGCTCGGCCGCCTTCGCGATGCTGTCGAGCTTGGTGGAGGTCTCGTCGATTTCACCGGCCGCGGACTCGGGCACCGCCTTGTCGGCCTCGGCGCTCGCGGTCTGCTCCTGCTCGGCCTTCGCGGCCTCGACCTGGGCCTCTCGCTTCTTGTCGCCGCAGGCCTTGGCCAGCTTGATCAGCGCCTCGGCGCGCGGCACCAGCAGCTTCGCGTCCTCGGCGTCCTGCTCGCCCGTCGCCTTCCAGGCGTCGACGATGCAGCGAACGAGCGCCACCCCCAGCCCGGCCTCGAGGCCTTTCTGCTCAGCCGCCTTCTCGAGCAGCTCGATGCAGAGCCCCGGGATCTCGCCAGCCGACTTCCCGACCATGTCGTCGGCGGCGGCCAGCGTCGCGACATCCTCGGCGGGTACCATCGGGTACCCGTCGTAGATGGTGCCGATGATCCGACCGCATTCGTAGAGCTCGCTGTAGAGCATCGACGACGTGTTGGCATCCATCGTGTCGCCGCCCGCCGCGAGGCGGTCTCGCACCTCGGTCAGCTTCTGGATCACCAGCGTGATGGCGGTGGTGGCGCCCCCGACGAAGTCGGCCTGCTTGAGAACGCGTGTGCAGGCCTCTTCGATTTTCGCGATGGTTTCGAGCTTGGTCATGGGTCTCCCTTCAGATCGGGTCGGCAGGCGCCCAGCAATGTCGCTTGCTCGGCTCCCAGATGGTGCCGTCGAGATGGGCTCGCAGCGCCGCCGGCATTTCGTCGACGATGCGCTCGACTGCCCATCCCTTGACAACGTGGAGCTCGGCCGCCAGACCGAGACAGAAATCGATGCGGCCCTTGATCTCGGAATCTCGGAGATTCGCGACCGGCCGGCTGGTGAAACTCTGGCTCACCACGCGCTCGAGCCCGGTCCGCAGGGCGCCGAGATGGGCGCCGAACAGCACCCCCAGCTTGGCCCCGCGGACGAATCCGGCCGGCGCAAAGCGAGCGGGCACGATGAGGGACGGCATGCCCTCATGGTCAAGGCGGGGGCACGGCGCCTCAAAAAGCAGCCTGTCAGAACACCGGCATCACGGTAGTGCGGCAGTTGCCGTGGTAGGGCGGGGTCGTGAAGCCGGCGGCCGCCAGTGCCTCGGGCATCATCATCTGGGTGTAGGTCCCGATCTTGTCCCGCTCGCCGACGCCCGACTCCTTGATGCGGCAGATAATCTTGCGCTCGTCGCTGGTGCGGTCGGGCCTGTAGTAGAGATATTGGTTCCCGTCCTTGTCGCGCCCTACCCGCGCCCACGGCATCAGGTCGAGGATGTCCTCGGGGTCGGGCGCCTCCTGGACGCGCCGAATGCGATCCTCGGCCTTATCGGTGGGGAACTCCTTGCCGTCGATGAAGCGGCAAAAGTCAGTCGTGACCTCGTCGAGCACCGCCAGCAACGTGTAGGCTCGAATGCCCGCCTCGCCGAACGCGTGGATCTGAGTGAAGTTGCGCGCCCGGTTGGCGAACACCGTGGCGATCATGTTCCAGTAGTAGTCCGGCCGGCGCGCCGCCTTCGCGGCGACGATGAGATCGGCCGCGATGTCGTCGCGCCCCAGGCCTCGTTCGATTCCGCTGGCCACGATGATGCGCGCCTTCTCGGACAGGCGCTCGGCGACGTCGCCGTAGTTGTTGCGCACGAAGAGCGCATTGGTCTCGACCAGGTGGGCCGCGGTCGCCTTGTCCCGCGTCGTCATGCTCGACTGGATCGTGAAGTCGTATTTCTGCACCACCCGCTTGCGGGTATCGCCCACAATGGCGGTGCCCTCGGTCTTGAGCGTCGCTTGGATGCCGGGCAACTGTTTGGCAGCCGTCGCCCCCATCAAGCTCTTCGCTTCGGCCAACGCGGCCTTGCGCTGAGCGGCCGTCATCCGCGGCCAGTCGCGATCATAGATCTGGCTCAGCTTCTTGACGACCGCCTGCTCAGACGGGGACGCCTCGGCCCGCAGTGCGCGCGCCACGCGCCTGACGATGACCACGAACGCCGTGTGGTTGAGTGGGTTCGGCGACTTGGCCACCGGCACCCGCAGCGTATCGGCCAGCAGGTCGGCTGCCGCGTCCGCTCCGAGCTGGAGGGCCAGGCAGTCGCACATGGCCTACCCTCGCTCGAGCAACGAATCGAGCGCGCCCGGTTCGAGCGGGATGACCTCGGGCTCCTGGTCGAGCTCGGCGGCGCGCTTGTCGGCGCGGAATTCCTGATCGGCTGCCCGGCCGGCCTCTCCCAGGAGCGCCTTGCGCAGCCCGACGAGCTGCTTGGCCAGGTCGACGGCGTCCTGCCGCTGTCGAGTTCGCTCTCCCCCGGTCGCCGTCCCCGCGGCCGCCGGGAATCCGCCCGCACGGGCCTCGGCCAGCGTTACGGCGATCGGCTTCTGGGCCCAGTCCTCGCCGGTCGGCTTGAAGCTCCGGCCGAAGACGTCGCTGACGATCACTCGGCCCTCGTCGGGCTTGATGAAGTTCTCCAGCAGCTTGAGGGCGCGCGCGAGGGCCTCCGGGTTCTTGAGGTCGGGGCCGAGCGACTCGAACTCGAAGTATTTGACGTCGAGGTCGGTCAGCAACGTGCGGTCCATCTGGTAGTCGAACCGATTGCGCTCGCCGGAGAACACCTGCTGCTCGGCGAATGCCAGCGCGGCGTCGGCGGTCGCGCGGTTGATCTCGCTCGAATCCCCGCGCAGCAGCTTGGGCATTCGGAACGACTCGCCGATCTTGTCGCGATTCTTCTGATCGTAGGCCATGAAGAGGCCGTCTTTGAGAATGGAATCCATGAGGGGCTGGATCTTGATTCGCACCTTGCCGTCGGCCGTCGGGGCCGCCGGCGACCCGGTCGCGGGCGCGGCCTCGAGCAGAATGGCCTTGTGGAAGTTGGCGGCACCGCGCCGCTTGCGCAGCACCTCCTTCAAGGCCGCAATGCCACCGGACGCGAGGCGCCCACCCTCAACCAGCACCGCCAACGGCGCAATGGCGTTGTTGTCGAAGAACAGGTAATTGACCGTCTCGGATTTGTGGGAGCCCTCGACGCTCAGGATGTTGCCCATCCAGCGGGGGGTGCCATAGGCGCCGGCCGGGTTGTAGAGCGAGAAGTTGAGCAGCTCGGTGGCGGCGCGGGCATTGTCGTCGCTCTCGTCCTCTTTCATCTTGGCGAGGTTCTGCTCCGCCGTCTTGCCTGGCTCGTCGTAGACCTTGCCAGTCTTGGCGCTCACGAGCCGCCGGTCGCCGAACTCCTTGAAGTACGTCTTCACGCCCTCGCAGATCTGAACGTAGCGCCGGAACCTGCGCCACTTCTCGATCTCGCGGAAGCTGATGGGCGACACCCGAATCTTGACCTTCACCCTCATGGGATCGCCCTTGGACAGCTTGCGTATCGTTGCGCCCACGACGTGCGACAATTCCGCGATGGCTCCCAGGCCGTTGCGGGTCACCTCCCAGTAGGCGTCGCCGATGCTCTCGAGGTCGACGCGGGTACGGTTCCGCAGCTCGATGAAGCTGTACTCGTCCGAGCAGTACGAGAAAAACATCCCGGCCGTAGCCAGCTCCTTGCGCATCTCGAGCGCCATCTGGTCTCGCCGCGCCTTCACGTCCGCTTCGGATGGCTCCGCCACATCGGCGGCCGCCGGGCCGGCGTCGAATAGACGCTCAAGGTAGATGGCGTCGGCGATCTTCTTGTCGGCGTCGTCGGCCTCCAGGTCGATGATGGGGATCAGCCGATAGCCGAACTGGTCGCAGTTGGTCGACATCGTGTCGATGCACTGCCGCAGCACATTCGACTGACCAGTCAGGCGCAACAGGTGTTCCGGCCCCGGCCAGGGCGGCGGGATGGCGCCAGACTCCGAGAAGCCTCCACTCTTCTTCTGCTCGCCGTCGAGCGCCGCGGTGGGGGGAGCATCGTCGTAGCTGATGAGCGAGATCTTGTCGATCTCCTCGCGCTCCGCCGCGTACGGGTCGACCGGCGGCGCGGCCGCGGGGCCTGCTACCTCTGGCACGGTCCCAGGTGGCCGTTCTCCAGCCACCGCTACCCCTCAGCCGACAGCGTCGCGGTGGGGGTGCCGCTGGTGTAGGCCAGGACGTTGACCCTAACCTTGCGCACCGGCAGCGGGATCTCGACGAAGCCCGGCTCCGTCATCTCGTAGCCGATGTTTTGCGGCACCTCGTCCCCTTCGCCATCGACGACCACGCTGTACTGCACCTGCAGCTTGCCGACGAACTCCCCGCCGATCGTGACGTGCTTTTTGCGCAACGACTTGCAAGACAGCCACTCCCCGGCGGCCACTTCTTGCGGTACCTCGAGCGACTGGTGCGATGGAGAACCCATGCCCCGATGGTCACCGCGGTCTGGGGGCAACCCAAAATCCGGTTGCGGGCGTTGGATTCGGACCAACGATGGGAGGGTATGAGCCTCCAGCCTTAGACCACTGGGCGAGCCCGCAATAACCCAGCCCGGGTTGGTCGTCGGCTGAAAGGTAGAACCGACGGCGCCCGGGCTACCGTCAGGATCGCCGAGCCGGGAGCGGCCTCAACTTCGAGGCGACTCTTCGTTGCGCCGCTGCTCCGCGCAGTGCCGCTCGGCCGCGTCGACGATCGCCACCTGGCCTGGAAAGCCGGCATGCTCCAGCGCGGTCAGCAGCTCGGTGACGTGGGGCTGCCCTGACTTGCCGAGACGAGCCTCCCAGTCCTGCACGGCTGCCGATACGTAGCTGGCCGGCAGGCGCTTGGCCAACCACTCCTCGTCGAGCACGTAGAAGAGAAGCTTCCACTGGTCGTTGGTCAGCTTCGGTCGGCAGCGCTCGCAGATCTCCGCGTAGCGCTCGACCGCCGACCTAACGACCTCGGACCTGGTGCCGGGCCCGACCTCTCGCTCGGAGATGATGCGCAAGATCTCGGGGTCGAGGTAGATGCTGGTCTTGAGCTGGGGCTTGGGCATGACCGCTATACTAGCAGCCTGGTAGATTCTGGCACATTCCGTCTTACTCGATCACGGTCGCGCTGACCTCTGGCGTGCCGCGCTCAACGCCGAGCATCAGCTCCGTGAGGGCGATGGTGGCGGCGTCGAGGCGATTCGGGCTGTAGCCCTGGGTGCGGTCCCATTGGGTCTGCTCGTCCTCGAGGCGTCCGAGCCGCCCAACGTGATGGACCATCCCGCGCTCGTACAGGTTGGCAACCGGCTCGTGGCGCAGCTCCTTGCCCTTGCTGGCCCACACGGCCTTGTAGGCGATCGCCCCGCCGCCCTCGGTCGCCCGGATGTTGCGCTCCACCAGCTCGCCGCCGTTGTTGACCTCGGCCAGCACTAGGTCGGCCAGTAGCTCGTCGTACGATTCGACCACCGTCTTGCCCCACTGGTGAGGCTTGTAAATCCCCGACTTGTCGTCGAACAGGAACCCGTGCAACTCGGGCTCCCCCTGGCAGCGGCACTCGCACAGCGCCGCCATCACGATGCCGGTCTCGTCGCTCTTCTTCTTTGACGTGACCGCGGGGTCGACCGCGATCACGAGCCGCGCGACATCGTCTGGCATCGCGGCGACGCGATGGCGGTCGATGGTGTCCTGATTCCACAAGGCCGCCGGGTTCTCGGTCAGGATCTCGGCGTGGATCTCTTGACGGCCGAGGCGGGTCCCCTCGTAGGAGCGCAGCAGACGCTTGAGGTACTTCTCCGGCAGGTTGTGGGCGTTCTCGTATGTGCTGCCGATTTCGGTGCGGGTGCCATCGTCCTTTTCGAGCTCGCGCAGAAATCGCAGCGCCCGCGGAGACGACGTGACCATGCAGCGCGGGTCTCCCATCCGCATCCCGAACTGCAGGTTGTCCCATGCATCTTCGAGATACTTCCAGTGCGCCAACTCGTCGGCCCATGCCGAGTCGAACTGCGGTCCACGCAATGAACGGGGCTCATCGGCTGAGAAGGTGGTCGCGATGGCGCCGTTGGGCCATGTCACGCGGCGCTTGCTCGGCTCGTACTTCGGCCGATTCCATGGCGGCGATATCGCCAGGATGCCCGATGGGCCCTCGACCATCACGTCGCGAGCGTCGGCGGCTGTGGGGGCCACAAGTGCGAGATGGCGAGCCCCTTCCTTTTCGACACGCCAGCGAATCCACTCGGCCCCGGCGCGGGTTTTGCCGAATGCTCGACCTGCCCGCAGATTCCAGACGGACCACTCCCCAGGCGGCGGCAGTTGCTTGGGCCGGGCCAGCCACTCCCAGTCGTACGCCAGGCGCAGCTTGGACTCGCGGTCGTCGATGCTATCCCACCAGCGCTTGAAGGCCTGCGGCCCGCCGGCGGCGATGATGGCCTGGTCGAGCTTGGAGAGCTGGGCTGTCGCGCGCGCGCGCACGGCGCCCTATCCGGCCGAGACCTTGCCCGCCGTCCCCTTGATCTTGGTCTTGCCCTTCGCCCTCTTCTTGTCGGTCTCCTGCTGTCGCGCCTTCACCAGCAGGCCCTCGAGCACGGTCGTGAGTGGGTTCTCCTCGTCGGCGAAGTCGCCCTTGCCGCCGATCTCGTGCTTGTCCGGCACCTTCCCCCGCACGCGGTCGAGCCATACCCTGATGGCGGGCACGCAGTCCCGGTGGCGGGTATTGATGCAGATCATGTAGAGCGCCCGCATGACGGCGTCGTCGCGGGTGTAGGTCACGCATCCGTCCTTGTCCAGCTTGCCGTCGGCTGACTCCCGGGCGAAGTCGACCCAGTCCTTCAGGTCGGGGCCGGTTTTCTTGGCTCGGCCGGCGGGGTTCCCCGATTGACCCTTTTTCCAAGGGCGGAGGTTCGCCAGGCTGCGCGGCGATGGGAGGGGCGGCATAGGTCCAGTGTCGGGGCTGGTCGCCGCCCGCTCGAAATCTGGCGGGCGTTTTGTACCTGCGCCGCCGTACCTCGCGCCCCGGTGGTTAGTCCCCGCCGCGGTGTCGAAACCGCGCGCCGAAGTTGCAAGGCTCCGGGAATCCTCTGCGGGGAGCCCCGATGCGCCTACTGCGCCGACGGGGTGCTGCACACAAAAAAAGCGTTCATCAATTGGGGTGGGAGTGTTTTTCATCGTCCGCCGCGTAGCCAGCGCGGTGCCCGGGTTTACCCGGAGACGAGCATTTCGGTACCCTCCTTTCTTGCATGGCCCGCGCGCTCCGATCTGCGAGCGCAAGCGCGCGGGGTCGGGCTACTTGTCGACGGACAGGGCCGCCTCG